GTTGAGGTTGGTGTTTAGACCGCCTCTACATGAAACGCCAAAGGGCTGAGACATTTATACAAACCTCACGCGATCTGTTTTCATATAGTTTGGCGTTGGACTCATGAGGTTTCCTTTCATAAGCTTTAAGCCACGTCGATAATCTTCTAATGCAAATGCTGCAGCTTGCGAGCTTTCTTTAAACTGATGAATGTAGTATCTAGCTCTAGCAAGTAATACAGGCTTGTAAATATTTGGGAACACAATCTCATCCCCGTGTGCGCTTAGTTCTGTTGGCAGATTGTACGCAAAGAAATAAACGCGATAAACTTTATCTGGAATAGGGCTTAGTCCAAACTTGCGATTGTCTGGGCTAATAATAACTTTGCGAGGCTCACCATAATTTTGCGTATCTGCATCATCTTGGTTTTCTGCTGTGCGTACAAAGTCTTTCCATTCTTCTGTGGTTGTAAATTTAATATTTTTACTTATAAAGGGTGCTGACTCGCCAGACACGCCAATTGTTGTTAAGTAAAAATTATCCCAATCAATATAGCCGTAATCTGTTGTCAAGCTAGATGACGTAGGCTTTAACAAATACCAACGTGTGCCTGCTACAGTTTCTACATATACATTACCGTAAAACGGATCTGTTGACCCGCTAGTAGCTGTAGCTAAAAAAGGCCATTGAGGTTCTTCATTAACAATATCAAGGTATGCTCTGTTCACACAGTCTTTGATGTGTTGTTGAACCCCAATAGCCCCAGCAAACGTAGCCGATGTAAGAGCTACTTCGTTCAGCTCTCGCAACAACTCGTTTGTAATTTCAAGATAGGTAGCAGCCATTATTTTTTATGAACCTTTTGAATTTCAAAGTTAGCTTCTTTTGAAGCACCTTTGTGTGGTTTATAGCCATCTTTAGGATCTTTCATTAATTTGTATGAAGATCCTTTTTTCATCCAGTGATAGCCTTTAGGCGCGTCTACTTTCATCAGGACGCTCCTGCTCATTACGAAGTTTAGGAAACTTTATTTCTCCTTGTTTTTGATAAGGAAATTGGTTTTCCGTCATTTCCGCACATATCTGCTCTTTTTCTTGAATAGATTTATACGATTTTTTTTCGATTTGAGTGCTCATTAGTTGGCGCTTCCTGTAGGCATTGCATCTGCAACAGTGCTTCCGTAAACAGGCTGCGCTCCTGAAGCTCCTTGACGGGGTGAGCCACCTTCCATCATAGGCCTACGTTTTTCCATCATAGGCATACTCATTACTTTCATACCACCCTTATACATCATTCGCTTTTTCTTATCACCGTGTTTCATTTTTTTTCCTCCCAAAAATACGATCATAGTTTTCATCGTACTTTTTTTTGTTTTCGCTCTTTAAATATTGACCGCTAACTTTAACTGTTTTGTTAGCGCTCATACGAATAGGATTTTTTTCATTTCCAATCTGTGGCATAATAGAAAAGGGGGAGTATTTCATCCCCCACTCCGCTTTAGTCGATGCCGTAGAAGGCAGAAACAAGTGCTTCAGGACGAAGTACTTTAGCTCCGTAGACGTGAAGACCACGTACAATATCACCAAAGCTTGCAGTATCACGGACTACTTCAGTGTTAACGATAGTCTGTGCAGTACAAGTAGATGACATATGACCAGCAATACACTTACCAGCTGCGTTACTAGTAGCTGCAATGTTATTAGTCTTGTACATGTCAAAGCCACGCAACTTACCAGAAGATACGAGACCGTTACGGATTGAACCCTGACCAGCATTAAAATCAACGCTCATGAGCTTAGAGCTAGTCTGTACAAGCTGCTCGTAGAACTCTGGGTTAGCAAGGAACCAACGACCTTCTTCAGGAACACTTTGCTCGTCAAGGAGACGTGCCATGTGTGAAAGAACATCAATTGGATCATGCTCGCCAGAAGCGTAGCCGATGTCAAGATTACCTGTGCCGTCAAAAGTACCGCCTGCAAGGTCTGTTGCACTATCCGAACCAAGGATATGGTTTGGAGAAGATGCAGAAACGCCTGCAAACAACTTAGCGATTACGCCCGTGTCAAATGCGTCACGGAGCGCGTAGGCCGCTGAAGATGAAGCAACTTCTTTAAAGTTAACGTGAGACATTGAAGCTTCGATGTCATCAACAATAAACTTAAATGCGTTAGCCGTATCAACAACAAGAGTTACTTCGTTGTCAGTTAATGTTGTTGCAGTTACAGTACCACCACGCTCATACTGATCAACAGTGATTACTGGCTCTTTGATGATTTTAACTGAATCACCAAACGCAGAAATTTCTCCTGCGTAATCAGTGTTAGTAATTGCTTCTGCTACAGATGCTTTTCGAAAAAAGTTAAGTACCTTCTTGGAATACAGCTCTGGCATAAAGTTATTGCCAGAAAAGTTACTTCCTGATGATTGTGCAAAGTTTTCGTCTGATGTGTTACTAGCCATTATATTGACTCCTTAAAACAAAGTTATTTAATTACTCTGCCTTCTTGGGCGGCTTTATCAATTTCTTTTTCAAGTCGATCATAGTCGTCCATAGACAGAGCAGCGATTTCCCGAATTGTCCAGATTTTTGGCTGCTTTGTATCCACTGCTGTAGTTTTTGTAGATACTAAACTTGCAGCATCTTTTCTAGAAGTTTTTTGACTTGACTGAGTTTTAGGAATGTTTACACTTATTCCCATTTCCATTTTATAAATATCTATAGCACGACTTGCTAGTCCAACATTATTAGGGTTGTTATAAATCCAGTTCTGAATTTCATCAGGCTGGCTTTTAGCCCATTCATGAAACCCTTCATCTCCACGAATATCTTCAAAGTCAGGGTGACGCTCTCGCAACTTAGTTTCAGCTTCTCGTCGAGAAATCATTGCTTCTCGCTCTTCGATAGCCTGCATCTTTTGTTGAAGGGCTTGTACTTCTTTCTGACTTCGTAGATGTGCAACAGATTCTACGGTTTCATACAAATCAGGATATTCAGTTCGAAACTGTTCAAGTTCTTCTTCAGACTTTGGAGGTTGATATGCTGGCTGAACACTTTGTGCTTGTGCCAACAACTCTTGCTCTTTTTGTTTGAATTCTGCTATCCTTTCATCATAATGTTTTTTTAGATCGTCATACCTTTTCTTGTAGTTAGTTCCTTTTTGTTTTTGAGGGGCCGAACCTTCTTCGGTTTGGGTAGCCTCATCGGAACTTTCTTGCTCAAGAAATAGACTCTCTGCTGATCCGCCAGCTGATTCTGACTCCTCGTGCCAAGGCTTTTTAGCGTTATACGGATTAGCTTGTGGTTCTTGTACTTCAGTCATGTCTTTCTCCTTTTCGGGGCTTGTTTCTTACTGAGGTAGCCAAATACATGGGGTCTCAATGTTACAAGGTGGCCTAAAAGTTATAGTTGTGATAAGGGGCTAAAAAAGTTTTTAGGTAGCCTTACCGTCTCATTAAGCTAGGAATGCGATTAGCGTCAAGCATCTGCTCTTCAATCTGCTCGTCTTCCATAGCTTGGTCTGGCAAGTTAGCTTTCTCATCTTGTGTTGGATCGTTCATGAGTCCACCAAGTGCCATGTCTTGTCGAGACGCATCGTATTCGTTTTCTGCGTCTTTCATCATTTCTTCAAGTTTTTCTACACCAATCTGATCTACTGCTTTCTTTGTGAATACAAACTCTCCGTCTGAAAGTCGTGCAGGTATTTCATCTGATGTGCCAGTGCCGGGTCCGTCAACTTCTCCAGCTCCTGTAAATTCTGTTGATGATAAAACAATCTTATCAAACAATTCACTGAGTCGATCATCAGACTCTAGTGCTTTATTAACATATTCTATTTCGTCATCTGAAAGTGTTTCGTCCATGACATACGAAACGTAGTCGTCTTCCATTTCTCCATCAGGCTTCATGCCTTCTACAGGAACAAGAAGGCCTATAGTTCCGCCATGTGCTTTCATTTCGCGTGGGCCTAGTTCTTGGATAAGCCCCTTAAACCCTTTAAACATATCGTAGTCTTCGGGCGAAACATTAGAAATAAACTCACGAGTTTGTCTAGGATTAAGTTCCTGAGTATAATTCTTTAGTTCTCCTAAGCTATTAAACAATTGTAAGTTGTCAGCAACTTCAGAAGGGTCCATTCCTCGTAAAAGCTCTAGCGTATCTTCTTGAACATCTCCCATATCTGGCGAAAGCTTAGCACGATACGATGGAGGCAAATCAGCCATTAGTGCTTCTAAATCATTTGGGTCCATACGATCTAAAAACTCTGGATCTTCCATTAGAGCATCTTCTAACATTTCTGCTGCTCTATCTGCCTCTTCATCTGCAACAGCTGCTTTACGTGCGGCTGTAACTTTAGGTGCATCTCTAGATGCTTTTGCACCTGCAAAGCTTAAAAGTTTTTTACCTAATATACCGCCAACGCTTTTTGCTTCGCGCTTTAGTTCCGTTGTGTACTGTTTACCATCAAATTCAAAAGTATTTTCACCTGCTTTAAATGCAGAGCTAAACGCTTTTTCAAAATCTGAAGCTTCTTTTTCAGTTGTAGGAGGCTCATCGTTTATCATATTCCAAGCTGACATAGCGCTACCAGTTAACAACGAACCAACGCCTGCTCCAGCTGCGCCAAACTTCCCTGCTTTTATACGACTTTCTCTTGTTTCTTTAGTACCACCAAGGGTTGCTGCTCGCTGTTGAGCGCGAGTAGGCTCTGTTGTTAAAGCACGACCAACCATTTTTAACTCTTCTATAAGAGATTTACTTTCACCTCCTCCAGAAGCTCTTGCAAAAGCAGTTTCAATAATATCTACTTCGTCAACAGTTACACCTTGTTCTTGTGCAACCATTTCTCTTTTACCTTTTTCTGTAGTTCTACCAGTGCCTGCAAAGTCGTTAGCTTCTAGTTCAAAATGAATTTTATCTGCTTTTTTTATTGCGTCTTCAGAAATATTTCCACTTTCAAATGCTTTTTTGATCATTTTCATTGCACTTGTAACTAATCTACCTTTAGCATACATTTTACGTTCAACAGGTACCATTAAAGATCCGCCATCTGCAAAAACTTTACGGCCTTTAAGAATATCTGCTTGTGTGACTTTACTGTCACCTGTCAAGTCTGGAAACTTTTTACTCATCTTTGAATTCCTTTGCGGCTTTTACTTGGGCTGGGAGTGTTAGGAGATTATCCAGAAAATTCACTCTCCCCTGCTTGCGGTACATTTCCTGTTCCGATGTTGCCATCACCAGTCCCTGTAACTCCAAGGTCTTGCGGTGGTTGAGGTACTCCTTCAGGGCTTCCCATAACTCCGGGTTGTTCGTCAGTGGGGACAGTCTCGCCGCCAGTTGTTTGTCCAACATTATTTTGCATTCCTATTATTTGTGCAGCAATTGCAGCTTCTTCTGGGTCGTTAAGAATTTCATCTGGGTCAAGATCTAAGCTATACGCAAGTTCAGATATAAGCTTAGACATTTTAACGAATGGAGCAATTGCTGGGTTTTGGGCTGTTTGCAAGAACATAGTTAGTCGCTGACTACGTACTTCTTTTTGCATTAGGCTATTTGTACCCATAGCTTTAATTTCTAGATCACCTTGAGTATCTAAATCACCTTCAAAGAATTGCATATTCCATTGAAAGTATGATTGGCCTAAAGGCTTAAGTAAAAAGTCATCTAAGTTTTTTACAACTGTTTTAATGTTAAGTGATGCTGCACCAAGTAGCATTGACATGCCTGATGCAGTTCGCGTCATGCTTTGTACACCTGTCATTCCGTGTGAGTAGCTTGGTATGCCTGTTTGCTCATCAGCTAACTGTCGGAACTTATCAAACATCATCATATTTTCTTGTGAAGTATTGGGAAACTTTAAGCCATGAATGCTTTGTCCGGGCATTCCTGATTGTCGTCGGAATATCTTGCCGGGATATATTTCCATGCTCTGACCACCAGCCAGCATTGTTTCATCTACTTCAAATACTAATGAGCCGCTAAGAGCTAAGTTGTCGATTGCCATACGTGCATGACCATTCATGACCTGCTGGCTATCATCCATGTTTTCTGCAATACCAATGCCAAAAAAACTGTAGGGGTTTCGCTCATAAGGAAACGCATGGTAAGGTATGCGTGAAGGTGTAAAAGGATTTACAACTGCACGAAGAACTAAACCGTTACATACCCAAGCATTGATTTGAATTTCATCGAGGTCATCAACATCATCCCCAATATCCATTCCAATTTCACGAGCATACTCAGCGTCCATGATTCCCCAATATTCTAGGACTTCATACTGACCGCTGCCATACTCGTTTGAGCGTTGATCATCTTTTAGCTCATGCTCATAATCTCTTTCAGTGTAGTTTGGACCAAGAGCTAAAACTTCACGAATCGTATCTTCATTAAAATAAGGAAGCTTTGTTAAGCCTCTAACTTGTGATTTGTTTAGTTTGTGTCGGTGAAGAACATACTCACATTCTTCTAGACTAGTGGCGCTAGGGTCAGGGAAAAAATCCCAAATAGAAACAAACTCAATGCGAGGTACTCTAACAAATAACGGGTTATATTCACGGTCTCCTGTCTCTTCGCTGTTTTCCCAGCGATGTAAAGTTTTATTAAAATTAAACGGGCCTTTGATGATGCCTGTTCCAAATAAACATGATTCAAAAATTGAATTTCGTAATTCACTTGAGCCATTAGACTCATCAATTTGATCGTGAATTAATTTTTCCATATTTCGCGCAGCTGTTTTAGCGGGGTCTATTTCAAGAACCTGTGGATCTGGGTGTGGTCCTTCTACAAAACGCTCTTCGTTTTCTTCGACTATTTCGTCGATAAACTTATTGGTTTGATAAGTTGCTCCGGGTTTTAAGATCTTGCCGTCGCCTTCAAAGCCTACTTCAAACGGATTTTCTTTTTGTTCTTCGTTTTTAGTACCAACGGGAGTTGCTGAGCTTGTTTCAATTCCCGGAGACATTTCTTGCGTAAGGTGCATATACTCAGAAACACCTTCTGGTATTTGCGTAGAACTAACACCAATAGGAAACTTACCTGTTCCAAAAATAACATCAATTAGCTGCCCGTATGCAGCCAACACTTTTGTTTTAGTTATTTTTATAAATACTCTAGACTTTTCACTTTCACGGAAAGGGACGTGTTTTGGATAGATGCCACGAAAGTTATGATATGATTTAATCCAACGATCTTCGTCGTGTTCACGCGCTTCTTCTGCACTAATAAAACGAGCTTCAATAAGACCTGCAAGATTAGATTTGAGGGTCTCGTCTAACTCAACATTAAGGCCATCTTCATTTTCTACTTCTGTAAAATAAAGATTGTCTGCGCTGTCTAGGATGTCTTCACTCATATATTAATAACCGAATGTTGAATCAAATGGCTGAAAATGTTGTTCACGCTGCAAAGATCTTATTTGACTTAATGGATCATTTATTCTTGGCCTAGACATGATAAGATATCTTAAAGCGTCGTAAGCGTGGTCTTGCGCATGTGTATTTACATCTTCAGGATTGTTCTTGTCAAGTGGAATGCTTTGTAATTCACGAATTAAATTTGGACAAGTGTTGAATATTTGCATTCGTGGTCTTCCAGATGGTTGAACTTTTAAATGTTCGTGTATCTGTATTTTACCTGCAATACGATTCTTGTCTGCAGGTCTAAGCTTATGTCCACTTTGTATTAATGTTTCTGCAATTGTCGGGCCTGTCGTTCCTGTTCGAGACCAACACGCTGTATCTAGTACGCCTCTGACAGAGGTTGGATCACTTAGTTCCATGTTTGTTAACATTTCTGCTAACTCTGTAGATAAAAGACCCTTTCTATATAACTCTCTATAAACAATCAGTGTCCCGTCGCTTGGATCTAGTGCTGCCCAAACGCATGCGGACTCTGATGCGTAACCATAGTCAAGGCCTTTAACACGTTCCCAGTGTAATGGGATTTCAAACGGATCAATAACGTGAAGGCCTCTATCAAACTCTGTAAATGCTGCGCCTTCTGAAATTTCCCAGTTGCCTTCAAGTAACTGTTTGCGCTGGGTAGGCGGCAAGCTCTTTAGCATTTGTTCGTATCGCCCGTCTTGAGCTAAATACGGATTGTCGTTTAATCGAGCCGGAATAAATTTTCTTGTAATCCCATCATCACCTACATAAGAATCGTTGGGCGGTGAAGGAGAGATATATCTTTTCTTAACCCAGTGTGCGCCAGCCCCGCCGGGGTTAGCCGTACAGCGCATATAAGGCGTTATCTCTGAATCAGTTGTTCGTAAACGCGAAGCTAAATAGTTCCACGAAAACTCTGTTGGTAGGTGCGTAATCTCATCAAAACCTATCCAACTATAAGCTTGGCCCTGATAGCGATACACATCTGCATCACGTTCTAAGAATCCAAACTCAACTTTTGCACCGCTTGGAAAATTCCAAAGTTTTTCTACCTCACGGTACTTACATCCGGGAAAGGCTTTGGGGTAGAGTTCGCGTGATTTGTCAATAAGTTCGCGTAACTCTGGCATAGAACGTCGCAGGATTAATGCTCTATGCGCTCCCCGGTGAGCAAAACGAAGCGGGTCAACCAACATCGCATAGCTCTTGCCTCCACCAGCCGCTCCGCCGTACAGTACATCTGTTTCGCCTGCAGCCAAGAAATCCATTTGTGGGCCTTCATTAGGCTTAAAGATAACATTCTCTTTTACTTCTTCTTTTAATGAAGGAGAAAGTTTCTCTACAAATGTATCTTCGACAACTTTACTTTTATTGTTGTCATCTAGAAGGTCTAGGGCTTTTTCAGTTTTCTCAACAGACTTTTTGTACCTAGAAATAGCAGAACGGGCCTGCGCTATCTTTTTTTTCTTTGCTCTTACTGTTTTTGAAGCTTCTTGTTTTGCTTTAGTTTTTGAGTGATAGTTATATCCTCTGCCCTTAACACCTTTAGGTCTTCCGGGCTTTTTCTTAGGAGTACCATCAGCTTTTAATTTAAAGCTTCCGTCTTCATTTTGTAAGTAGTTTTGTGGGTTTAAATCCCAATCGTTCTTATCCATCTTTATTGATTATTTTTTGTAATCCTTGATGTGAAATAGAGCGACCAGTCTTATGGGTCAACCACAACGCACCCTCGCGTAAAGATAAAGATTTTGATTTAATCATCGGTAGGATCTTGTTTAAAGCTTCAAGTTCGCTGGTGACCTCTTCGATGTGTTCAGAATCATTATCTATTAATTTGTAACCAAAAGGAATTGTGCTGCTAGTACGCCTCTTCATATTCTACATCTTCTATGATTGTAGGCGCTTTGGCAGGCAATATGAATAAACCACTAGGTGTCTCAACCTTAATATCTAGTCTTTCTTTCTTTGCTACTCCTACACGGTCTAGGAGCGTCTGTGCGGCCTGTAGTCGCATATTAGCCTGTGGGATAGGCTCATCGCTGTCCATAACCTGAACGAGCTTCAGCGCAGCTTTAGGGGCGTTAATCGCCAACACACTTTCAGCTAAATCTAGTATTTCAGACTTAAGGGCTTTTACTACTGATGTGTAACTGCCCGGAGCATATCCAGCTACTTCTGCAGCTTTTCGTGCATCTCCACCACAAGCTATAAGACTGTCAAGAAAGTCTTGTTGTTTTACTGTCAATTCTTTTTTAGTTTCCATGTATTACATTATATACCTATATAGAGTCTTTGTCAAGAACTATTTTTATCTTTTTTTGGTATTATTTCATTGACAAAACTGAAATACAGGTGTATAATAATATTTGTACCCGCCAGAGGTGCATATACATACATCTACTCGCCCACTTTCGTGGGATACTCTTTAAAGGCCGGTGGGCCTTTTTTTATGCCTGTAAGTTTTAGGGGGCTTTAAAGGTCGGTGGGGCAAACTGGTAGACACTCCAAAACCTTTGGAAAATGTTTGAGCATGTATATATATACGGGGGAGGGGGCATGGGCACCTGCGTACCCCTACACAGGCTCACAAGCCTACGAAGACTTTGAAAGTCTTTGTACACACACGCAAAAGGCTCCAAAGTTTTTAGAGTCTCTGGTTGACACCCTCAGAAAACCTTTAGAAATCTTTAAAGATTTATAACTCGATTCAAAAAACTCCAAAGATTTCAACAACCTCCAATATATTCTATATTGATCAAAAATCACCCACCAAGTTTTCTCACCCGATCGCATCACACGCTCTTTCACAACCGCATAATGCGCAGGGAAAGAGGTTGCAAAATTTCCTGAGTTGTGAGCTTAATGGAATGGCAAAACCGATGACGGCTTGCAAACATTCTTTCAAACATTACGGAGTAATGACATGAGCATTTCGAACCTTCAAAAATCAGAGATTTTCGTTAACGTAGATGGGAATCGTCCCGCATCTTCACGACAGCTTTATGCTGTAGCCAAGCACTTTGGCAAGATCGGTGGCAACAACTCCACTGAGTCTTACAGACTCTCCAAAGTCTTCAGCGCCATTCTCTTAAAGTTTCAGAATGAACACACTGAAACTCCCATCACTCATGCCGATGTGGGTCGCTTCTTCGAAGCTGAGACGGTTCCAAAGAAGTTTATCAACATGATGACCTCGAAGCCTGTAAAGGCTAAGAAGGCCAAGCCAGTGATTAAAGACACGCCGAAGCCTGTAAAGGCTAAGAAGATCGAGGCGGCTCCGGCTAAAAAGATTCAAGCAGACACGGCAGAACTCTCTGAGTTCCAAGCACGATTCGACGCCATCACAAAGCGACAGGATGCAACCGAAAAGAAACTTGCTACCTTCGAAGCGAAGCTTGATATTATTATGGCTTACCTTGAAACTGACCCTGATGCTTAATCAGGGTTTCATAAACTTTTAATTTAAATCGTACAGGAATAATATTATGGATCTGGCTGAAAAGTTTTTTGATTGGTGTTGTGACAACCGCAGAAATTTTAAACGGGAGCTGCATGAGGATATAGTTTTAGACTTCGACCCTGAAGCTAAAGTCTGGGAATACTTCCCAAATCCTTTTGATACAGATTCGTTATACGGTTGCCATACGGCAGTAGAGTTTTCTGATGGTAGTAACATGACTTTCAATTACAAGGGCGAATAATATTATGAAATTAAAAAAATTAAATTCTAAACTTTATAAGTATCGCTACTTCACCCTAAAGAATATACAATTCTTTTGGCTCATCATGGATGACAAGGGGGATGTTTGGACCGAAGCTGAAAGCTTAGAAGATTGCATTGATATCGTTGATGAATGGTACGATGAAATCCACGACCAATACTTAGAATTAGAGGAGTTAATGTAATGTATGTCATGTCTGAATGCAATATGTGTAAATCTTTACAGGCCGTTGATGTCCCCAAAGAATCTTGGGAAAACTATAAGGCCGACCGAAATGCGTTAGTCCAACACGTCTTTCCAGATCTAAACGCAGATGATCGTGAAATACTTATTGGGGCTGATAGCGGTGTTTATCATTGTCCGCCTTGTTGGGAAAAAATGCTACCTTGGGATGAGGAATAATATTATGAATACCAACATGATGACCATTGATGATCTTTTAAGTTTTATATCTGCTTGCGACGACGACCATCATGGATGGGCAATGTTAAAATATAATTTTAAAGTTATGGGAGGCCGATAAGCCGTGTATACTATTAACGACGAGTGTTACAGCGAAGACTTCGGTTTCGTTCGAATCTTTAATGTTTACTACTGCGATGAATCGTGGTGTGAAATAATTCAGGCAAGGCCCGTTGATGCGGGTCTCGACCACCCTTTAATTTCTTTTTTACGTGAGGATTTACAAGATGTATTATGACCCCACACTTTTACTCGCCTTTATATTTATGTCTAACGCTGTTTTTATGGGCATTGGTTTTATCATAGGAGTTCATGCAAGTGATTGAATTTAATTTATTTTTCTTTTTGTTTTTATTGTTTTCTGGTGTCATCATTGTGGCTTGGCTGACGATTGATGATGAAGATTTTAATAAAAAATATGATAGATATCGCAAGTCTCGATTTGAGGATGAAGAAATATGAGTAGCAAAATAGCTATTGGTAACCTTCAAAGAATCAAGAAATTAAATTACAATCGCAAGGTGCGTTACTGCCTTGACGACGACGATTTCTGTGGTATCTTAGTAGAGGCGTGGGGCAAGAGGCTCAATCAATCTTGGACGATGGCCGATGTCTACGAGTTCCACGAAGCAGTGATGGGTTCTAATTTAAGTGTAAGTAAATTTTTACAGGAGATACGCAATGTATAACATTCACGGCACAGCAATCCAGCAATATGCTCAAGAGTCTGCAAATAATTTATCAGATGTGATACTCATGGTGGCTCTCAGCATTCAGCAAAATTGGTCAACCGTAGGTTATCAGATGCAAGATGTAAAGACCGTTGGAGGCGCTTCGCGCTTCTTGTGGGGCAACAAAAAGAAAACATATAATTACCTTCAGACTCGTAAAGATTTTATGTACGGTCAGTTCATGGCGGTTGTAAACTCTAAAAAATCTGAGAGCGATAAGGCTGCGACACTCATGCAAATATTTCTTAGAGTGCCGGGGCTTGGGCTGGCTAAAGCTGGATTTGTTTGCCAGTTAGCCGCAGGGCTAGTCGGTTGTATTGACACTCATAATATTAGGATGTATGGAATTGATGAAAAGCATTTGAAACTTTCAAATACTTTAAAGTCTCAAGAGCTTAAAAAATCTAAAATAAATCAGTATGTAAACATTTGTCACAGTATTGGGACTGAACAACTTTGGAACAATTGGTGTAATTTTCTAGGAGATAGAGACAAATCATGGAACAATGGCTTTGAAGTTTCTGAAGCTCATTATAATTATTTAGTACAGTGAGGTGTAATATGAAAACTAGAATTCATGTTAATCAGCATAACATTAAAGCTAATAATAAAGGTAAAGACTTGCCTGTAATTACTGTAAAAGATTATAAACAAAATCGTAAAACCAATACAGCTAAAATTATTGTTGAAGGTTTAGAGGTTTGTCGAGTTGTCTACTCGCCCGATAAGCCTTTGTCTTGCGGCGCTAAAGTTTGGATTGAAACTGATTATGAGGTAAAAATAACATGAGAGAAAAAAGACATTGGATATCTGTTGAGTATCGCATGACGCCTGACAAAGAGTTTGGTTACACTCGTGCTTATCCTCTTGATGGTGGGCCGGAGCAAGATGTCAAAGGAATGGTGCTTGCAGCCATAGAAGACTTTGAAGCTTGCAAAGTTGAATACCCAGATTGGGAATGGCGTTTACATTACAAATATTTTTAGGAGGATGAAGATGCAAACTAGAAATCTTAAAATTAGTTTAGATATAACTGTAGATTATATTTATTACCCTGATGATAAGTTCATTGAGTTATATTCTGTGAAGCTTGATGAGTACCCTGAAGCAGGTAACGTGCTACCAATTCTTACTGATGAAGATCATGATAAGATTATACACGCTGTAGATATATTAGGCAAGGATTGGGGTGAATTATGAGAAAAGATCTTAGATTAAGTTTACTAAAACAGGCGTGGGACTTTAGTTTTTCTCACGATAAACAAATAGCTATTGGCGTTGAGAAGATGTATTATAAAAGATATTTCAAAGATGAAATAGACAAGTATCTTGATTATCTGGATGCCTTCGAGATGCTGTATAGAAAAAAGCATGGGCGTGATTGGGCTTGACAACCGTCGACAACCATGTTACCTTGTAATGGCCTCGAAGCGATGAGGCTTTCAAACTACCAAACTCACAGGAGAGTTAACATGAACACAGGAAAGTTGTTTAACAAAAGCTATATGATTCGTAAGCGTAAGGTGAAGAACCGCTACGGCATTTCAAAAGGTGAATGTTTTTACAGTTTTCAAATTGGTAAATATGGTTTTTATCTTCAGCATTCTAAGTCACGACCAGTTGGCTTCCGAAAGTTAGTAGATATTCCACGCCAGTTAATCGTTGAACGTGCGGCTTAATAGGAGATAGCACATGGATAATGTAATAAGTATGTTTAACTCTAACGCCTCCGATACTTTCGGGGGCTTTGGTGACGCTGACTTTGATATCAAAACGACCCCTGTTTTGTTTGATGTTGAAGAAGAAGAAGGTATTTTCCAGTTACGTGAGGCAGATAAATATGTAACCTATCGAACAGATAGCGGCGCTTGTTTAGGTATTCATTCAGCCCGACACAAGGCAGTAGCGCCTAAAGATGTTATCAAAACTGCGCGAGAAATAATCTTGCGGAGCGGGTTAAATACTGAGGGCATCAGCGAGCAGATCGCAGTGAGCCACGATGGTGCAAGATCGTTTGTAAAATATAAACTGCCTTCTCATACTTATGAAACTCCAGATGGTGACACTGCCTCATTAGGTTTGTTGGCTACAACATCTATTGATAGTAGCTTTCCGTTTGTCATCAGTGCGGCGGCAATCCAGCAAGCGTGTACGAATCTTCAAGTATTTATTTCTGGAGAAGTTGCAGTCTTCAAAGGCAATCACACAACAAACTTAGATCTTGATAAAGCTTCAAGGACCATAGTAAAATCCCTAGACTTTTTTGAAGCTGAACGAGAAGTTTGGAAGCAAATGTATACTGCTTCAATGGAACCTATTAATGCTTGTTTGATGTTTGCAGAAATTGCTGGAGTTGGTGATCAAGTACATGATCTTATTTTTGAAGAAAGGATAAGCCCTAATGAAATTGGACGATCACTCAAAAGAACTAATACAGGTTACAATTATTTGTGGAATGTTTATTGTAATACTTACGTACCTCGAATGGGTAACACAGAGTGGGCTGCATACAATGCAGTAACAGACTATACAACCCACGCTGATAATGTCCGTAATAAAAATACTCTTGCTTCGGTTCAGTTCAAGCGACAGCAAGATTCTATTTCAACTCTTCGTAAATATTTAAAGGCGGCATGATATGGCTACTGTACACATTGAAAACGATGTATATGTTTTAGCATCAGATATTCAAGTAGATGATGCTTTTGATATAGTAAAGATTATGGATAATAACAGTCTTAGTGCTATAGATATTTTAAAACAACTTAACTGGGAGCTTCCTCATTTGCAGGAGGCCGCACGACAACTAGATATTGAGTATCTACCTTTTACCACAACAGGAGAAGGACTTTTACATATATTTAAAAAAATGGAAGTAACAGAACAGCGAGAGTTTTTATTATTAATTACAAACAGTATCATTAGTTATTACAAATATAGTTCATCTCTTGCATGGCCTAGCGACCTGTGAAGGGTAACGAAGGCAAAGGTGACCCAGCTGTTCGCGCACTGGGTCGCAATAAACCTGATAGAAATTGGTATCCTGACGACTTTGATTGGTATTTAAAATGGGTTGCATCTGTTACTGTTCTTTGTAGTTTAGCCTTGAGGTCAGCCGGACCAGAGTATCGCATCTATGATCTTATGTTTGGGTGTGTTGGAATAGCCCTATGGACTTGGGTGTCTGTCATCTGGCGAGACAGGGCTTTGATAATGTTAAACGGCATATCATTTTTTATGTTAACAGTAGCCTTATTAAAGGAGATATAGATGAAAGACTTTTTTGCTCGCAGCATGACGAGTTTTTTTAAATGGATTGCTGATACTTTTTTTGCTAAAAGATATGGACATCGTGCTGTAGTTCTTGAAACAGTGGCGGCTGTCCCAGCTATGGTAGCAGGTATGCTTTTGCATCTTAAAAGTTTAAGAGGTCTTCGAAGTGATTATGATTCTTATATAGATCAAATGCTAGAAGAAGCTAAGAACGAGCGTATGCACCTTATGTTTTTTCTTGACATTGCAAAACCTAATGTCTTTGAGCGTGGACTAATCGTAACGGCTCAGTTTATTTTCTGGCATTTTTATCTAATACTTTATATCTGTGCGCCAAAAACAGCACATCGAATGGTTCACTACTTTGAAGAGGAGGCAGTAAACAGTTACACACAATATTTATTTCTTGTAACATCTGGTAAGATAAAAGATGTTGAATGTCCTGAGTCCGCAAGAACTTATTATGGGCTTGGTCCAGAGGCAAAGTTATCAACACTAATTTATTATGTTAGGGCTGATGAGCAGCGACACGCCGATGCAAACTTTAAACTTTCTTTTTAGGAGGGGTTATGCAACAACCAGAAAACAAGCATGTAAAAATGTTTGGCAACGACGGGCCAATAGGCAACGACGCAGAAATAGTTGTCTACTACGAGTATAACGGACCAGCAGAGCCAGTGCTTCGCATTCCTTTTTGGTACTATAAAGAAGAGATAGGGCTGTTTACTAATTTTGAGGACTCAGTACGAAGAACAGCAAAAGCTCTTGCAGAGTCTTATACATACTGGCCTGAAGGATATATTCATGTCCAAACAATTATCAACGATGAATATATAAACATCATATGATGACAGATAAAGAAATAGAACAGTGGCTACGGGACAACCCGTGGAAAGTTAATGTAATTTATCCTGCTGGAGCTATAGGGTTCATGATGTTTGTTATGTATTCTTGTATGCAGATTATAGATTCTTTTTTAACAGGCAGTTTGGTATAACACTGACCAGCAGAAGTCCGGAGCGTTAGCCACTTAACTTTATACTAGGAGGAGTTATGCTCGAAGCAACCGATGTCGAAGCTATTATTTCAGATCTTGTATTTATGAATATTTATTGCAGCGAAAGCCCTGACTACGGTGCAATACTTAAAGGTCTTGAAGCTTTAAACTTGAGTTATGAACAAACCTATGATATACTTCAAAGAATTAGAGAAGGAGAATACTAATGTCTATAGATAATATAAGTCCTGATGGTTGGGATACTATGAGAAAACTTAACGATCTTTCTATTAGAAAAAATCCTGACCCAGTAACAAGGCCAGACCACTACAACAAGGGCGCAATCGAAGCTATTGAGGCTATTAAATCTTCAATGCCTGATCATGAGTTTAGGGGCTACCTAAAGGGCAACGCCTTAAAATATCTTTGGCGCTACGACTACAAAGGAAAGCCCATTGAAGATCTTAGAAAGTGTAAGTGGTATATAGAAAAACTTATAGAGGAGGTAAATTCATGAAGATTGTTACAGGTGATTTTGGAAAAGATAAACCTACAGAGGTTACTCTTATTTCTAAGATTGAAAGGGCAATGGATAAACTTATACAAGAAGTTGGTAATAATACACACGGCACATTTATTCTGTTGACAGAAACAGACGGTGCTGTTACGATGTCTTCAGACTTGGGAGCAGAAGAGTTTAATTATCTTTTAGATACCGTTAAACTCAATACTCTTTTAACAGCAACCCTAACAGAGTGAGAGCGAGGTGTATGAATATAACGATTTAACCAACGATGAAACAATAGAAGATGTGCTTGCTCGTGCATTTGTAATGATGCTGGGCGTACATCTACCAGAAAAGCCAGCCTTGACATTGATGCAAACATGGATTAAGATGCAAGCAGTCGATCAAGGTATCGAACTAACTGAAGAGTATATACTTAAACAAATACCTAACTTTATTACTTATCTATACAGGAGATAAAATATGGCAGTTGTAGAAGGAAGAGCATATTGGTCGTTTGTTACCACACCAAACACCAAGTTTACCCCCGCTTATTCTGTTAACCTCGTAGTCGATGACGATGTTGCCAGTAGCTTTCGTAACCGTGGCTTTGCTGTAAAAGACATGGATGAAGGACCAGCACTTATTATTAAGCGCAAGGTTGATGGGCCTCGTGGAATGATTCGAGAAGCGCCAAAGCTTTATGATAAAAGCAAGCGTGAAATCGACATCACAGTCGGTAATGGCTCTCACGTAAAGGTTCAATACAAAGAGTGGGAAACGCAGTGGAATGGTCAAGACTTTCGTGGCTTAGATTTTCAAGCTATGCAAGTTTTAGATCTTGTAGAATATGATGCGCCAGCTGGTGCTGAGTTTGATGTCGAAGAGGAGGAGGATGAAATTTAATGAGTAATATTACTTATGTCCATCAGGACACAACATACGATGTGACCCAACTTGCACCGGAGGGCCAGAAGGCCTTCCAGCTTTTAGTTACAGCAGAGCAAGATGTTCGAAGCCTTGAAGATCGTGTTGTTATCGCACAGGCTGCGGCGGTTGCTTTGCATGCAAAAGTTCAAGAGTTTCTAAATGAAGAAGCTGTACTTATTGAAGAGGTAAACGAAACAGACGAGGACTAATATGTCTTTTGTTCAAACTCACATCCCCTGCACTGAGTGTGGGGGTTCTGACTCTGCAGCTATGAACGATGATGGATCTTTAAAGTGTTTTAGCTGTGGAGTTTTTGTTCCTAAACCTAAACAGGAAAATAATGTGACTTCTATTTCTAACTTTAAGAAGACACCTATGACTATAAACCATGGAGAATATTATCCTCTAACTGACAGAGGAATTAGTTTACAAACAGCAAAGAAATACAGGGTTCGCTCTGTTAAAGATTCTACAGGCCAGATTGTAGAACATATTTATCCTTATTATTCTGGCAACGAAGAGGTAGGATCTAAGATTCGTAAGCCTAACAAAAACTTTGCATGGTCAGGAACCAACAAAGGCGCTGGGCTTTTTGGTCAACAGTTGTTTCAAAGTGGTGGTAAGTACGTAACAATTGTCGAAGGCGAAGTAGATGCTATGTCAGCCTACGAGCTGATGGGGTCTCAATGGCCTGTTGTATCTATTCGCAATGGCGCTCAGTCAGCCGACCGTGATGTGAAGGAAAGCTTAGAATTTCTAGAATCTTTTGATAATATTATTATTTGTTTTGATAACGACAAGCATGGTCGTGATGCCTCAAAGAAAGTTGCAAAGCTTTTGCGCCCCGGTAAAGCTAAGATCATGGAGCTTCCGGTAGACTTCAAAGATGCTAACGACATGTTACGTGCTGGTCAGCATAAATCTTTTGTGCACCACTGGTGGAACTCAAAACTCTACACACCTTCTGGCGTTCTTAATGTTTCGGAAAACGTAGACAACTATCTCAATCGTGTGCGTAAAGATTCTATTCCGTTCCCTTGGAAGGGTCTCAATGAAAAACTTGAGGGGTTACGTGCAGGCGAGTTAATTACTTTGACAGGAGGCACAGGCCTTGGTAAGTCGAGTGTTACTCGTGAGCTTGAACACTGGCTGATTAAAAAGACTAAAGATAATGTGGGCGTTATGGCCCTCGAAGAAAACTGGCAGCGTACAATTGACGGCATACTTTCTATTGAAGCTGATGCCCGACTGCACCTTGACAGTGTTCGTAATCTTTTTGATCAAGACGATCTTCGCCAGATACACCACCAAATGTTTGATGGCGAAAACAAAGATAGAGTTTGGGTGTATGGTCACCTTGGCATGAACGACCTTGAAAGTGTATTTAGCAAGCTGCGATACATGATCATAGGTTGTGATTGTAAATGGATAGTTCTTGACCACCTTCACATGTTGGTCTTGTTGTCTGAAGATCCTGATGAGCGCAAAGCCATTGACATGATTATGCACAGGCTAAGAACTCTTGTAGAAGAAACAGGCTGTGGGATGATACTTGTTTCACACTTGCGTAGAACTCAAGGTGATCGTGGTCATGAAAACGGTATTGAAACAGCACTAAATCATTTACGTGGCTCTCAATCTATTGCACAGCTTAGCGATTGTGTGATAAGCTTAGAGCGTAACCAACAGTCTGATGATCCAATGGTTGCTTCAACAACTAAAGTACGTGTCCTAAAATCTAGATATACAGGAGACGTTGGACTTGCAACGCATTTGTTTTACGACAAAGAAACTGGACGCTTATCAGAAGTCGATATAGATACGATGATGGATGAGCTTGGAGATGAGATATGACAGCTTATGTCTTTGACATTGAAGCAGACGGGCTAGACCCCACAAAAATATTTTGTATAGTTGCTATGGATACTGAGACCGGAAAGACTTACGAGTATGATCCAGAGTCCATTGATAAAGGAATAGATTTTTTAAAGAACGCAAAGAAACTAATTGGTCATAATATTTTAGGTTACGACATACCCGTTATAAAAAAGCTACATGGTGTAGACCTTGACGATGGATCAATAAACATTGTAGATACTCTAGTGCTTTCTCGATTGTTTAATCCAGCACGAGAAGGAGGCCACGGACTTGAAAGCTGGGGCTATAGGTTACGTCACAGGAAAATTGAATACGATAACTTTGAATACTATACACCTGAAATGCTCAAGTATTGCAAGCAAGATGTATCTTTAAATTATAAAGTTTATAGACATCTTTCTCGAACAGAGTCTGCAGAATTTGGTGCTTACTCAATAAAACTAGAGCATGATGTTTATCGCATACTGAACGAACAGCGCAATAGGGGCTTCAAGCTAGATCAACAACACGCAATGGAGCTTTTGGCTGAGTTAAATGAAAAGTTAATTAGCGCAGAAAAGAAAGTACACAAAACATTTAAGCCACGAGAAACATCTATAGAGCTGACGGCTGTATACACTAAGGCAGGAAGCCTTTCTAAGATGGCTAATGTTAAGGGAGAAAGCAAGAAGGTTAGGCTATCTGATGAAGAGTATGAAAAGTTTTCTAAAGATCCAAACCAGCATCTTGTTCGCCGTGATTCTGAACCTTTTAATCTTGGCTCTCGAAAACAAATTGGAGAATATCTCTTGGAGTTTGGCTGGAAGCCTACAAAATTTACGCCTACGGGACAACCAATTGTTGATGAAAAAGTATTATCGCAGATAAAAAACATACCCGAAGCAGCTATCATTGCTGAGTATCTGATGCTTCAAAAGCGCATAGCACAAATAAACTCTTGGTTTAAAGAGATGGAAGACGATGGGCGCATTCGTGGATACGTAAATACTATTGGTGCAGTAACAGGCCGAATGACGCACAGCCACCCCAACATGGCGCAAGTGCCTAGTACAAGCAGTCCTTACGGCAAAGAGTGTCGAGAATGTTGGACAGTCGATAAAGACTATCGTTTAGTTGGTATTGATGCCAGCGGCCTTGAGCTTAGAATGTTAGCACACTATATGAATGACGAGGGCTTTACTTATGAACTTCTCAACGGAGACATACACACAGCAAATCAAATGGCTGCGGGACTTGAATCAAGACCTCAGGCAAAAACTTTCATCTATGCCCTCCTATACGGTGCAGGAGATGCAAAGCTTGGATCAGTGGTTGGTGGAGACGCAAAGGATGGTGGAAGACTTAGACAGTCTTTCTTCGATAATCTCCCTGCATTCAAAAATCTTAAAGACAGAGTTGCACGAGCGTCTAAAAGAGGCTACCTTAAAGGCTTAGATAAGCGTAAGTTGTTTGTTCGTTCTGAACATGCCGCACTAAATACTTTGCTACAAGGTGCTGGCGCTATTGTCATGAAGCAAGCGCTGGTCAACTTACAAGAAAGTATCAAAGACTTAGACGCACACTTTGTGGCTAACGTCCACGATGAGTGGCAGATTGAAGCACATAAAGATGTAGCAGATAAAGTAGGCGAGCTAGGAATTGCAGCAATTGAAAAGGCAGCTAAAGATTTTAACTTGAAATGTGAACTAACAGGAGAGTATAATGTCGGGAACAACTGGGCAGACACACACTGAGAATGTAGCAATGAATTATAAAAGAGGTAAAGGTAAATATTATAAGGATAATCCAGAAGCCGTTTGGCGACGTGATCAAACTAAAATGTTTGTAGACGGTAAGTACATTTCAAAATCACATCCGCTTCACAAGCCCGGAAGATATAAAGGTTTTGAAGAGGCTGCATTTAGTTCCTTGCAGAACTATAAGTCTTCTAAAAAAGGAGAAGTTTATATTATAACTAATCCTGCGTTTGAAGGCTGGGTAAAAGTAGGAATGGCTGTAGACGCAATGGATAGACTAAAGGGTTATCAAACCTCTACGCCTTTTCGAGACTTTGAAATACAATCTTTTTGTAAGGTTGACGATAGACGAGCAGCAGAAGCAGAAATACATAGGCGACTGGAAAGCCTTTACGAACGTCGAGGAGAGTGGTTTAAATGCTCAGTTGACAACGCACGAGATGAAATGATTTGCGTTAAAATAAACATGGATAAATTATGAAAACATTAGATACTCTTATTCAAGATATATATTCTAGCCTCGAAGGTCTTTCAACTGGAGAAGCTTTAAATATCTCTGAAGAAGAACTAGACTTAACTCTTTCACGTATGAAAGAAAGCATACTTGCTTGGTCAAAACCACGAGAAGTCGAGAACAGCTTTAGGCTTCGAATGTCAAACATTGGAAGGCCTTTGCGACAGCTGTGGTATGAAAGCCAAAAAGACTCAGCGCCTCATGTCGTTAGTGGCTCAACACAAATTAAATTTCTTTATGGACACATCTTAGAAGAAATAGTTTTGATGTTAGTCCGAATGTCAGGCCATGATGTTACTTCAGAACAGAAAGAAATAGACGTGTCTGGTGTTAAAGGCCACATGGACTGTAAGATAGATGGCGAAGTAGTGGACGTTAAAACCGCATCAAGGTTTTCTTTTAATAAATTTAAAGATGGTTCATTGGTTAACAACGATCCTTTTGGATACCTTGCACAGCTGTCTGGCTATGAGACTGCTGAGGAAACAAACGAAGGAGGCTTTCTTGTTATTAATAAAGAGAGCGGCGAGTTGTGTTTGTTCCGACCCGATGATCTTGAAAAGCCCAATGTAAAGCAGAAAATAGAAAAGGTTAGAGCAGCGATTGCTGTTGACACCCCGCCAAAAAGATGCTATGCTCCTATACCTGAAGGACAAAAAGGAAACATGAAGCTACCTTCTGGGTGTGCATACTGTCCTTATAAGTTTGAATGCTACTCAGACGCTAACGATGGCGAAGGGCTTAGAGCATTTAAATATTCTAACGGCCCTACATATTTTACAAAAGTTGTAGTGACCCCACGAGTCGAAGAGATTCTTATATGAACAGAAAGATAATTAAACAAATCAACAAGCAAGTTGGACCTATTCTTGTTGCTTGGTTAAAAACATTAGTCTCTGAAGAAGAAGCCAAGATGATCACTTTAAATAATTACAAAGAACTTCTACCTGATCAGACACATGTTTTTTCCAACAACAAGTTTTTTCTTAGTACCTTTTCGCCACGATGGGTGCGTAAAAAACTAAAAGGGCTAGTGGCTAAACAGCCCAACAGACCTATTAATACATACACTCTGGAAGATATTAAAGCTGAGATGCAGACATGGAAGATGATCAACAGGGAATTTTAATTCCTTTTGAAATACTAATTCTTGGTTTTGCTGCACACTTTACCAGCGGAAACGACATTGAAACTGTTGATGACGAGTCGCTGTATAATCTTCATGCTGCTCTAGAGTTAGAAATAGAAAAAAGAGGAGCAGTATTACATTGAGTAAACCACCAAACATTCGAAAAGGATACCGAAAAAAAAGAGTTGTTAGACCTAGAGAAAAAGATACAGAGCCGGGCTACGATTCTCACTGGGAATATAAACTACATTCTGGTCCTTTATCTGAGTGGGACATCCACACAAAAAAGATTGACTATGTTGTAGAGCACACGTATCATGCAGACTTCGTTAAAGAAGTAGATGGTAAGACAATACTTCTAGAGGCTAAAGGACGTTTTTGGGATGCACCTGAATATACTAAATACGTTTGGATAAACAAGTCTCTTCCCGAAAACTACGAGCTTGTCTTTTTGTTTTCCGATCCTAACGCACCAATGCCTCAAGCTAAAAGGCGCACAGACGGAACCAAAAGGTCTCACGGTGAGTGGGCAAGCTCAAAAGGATTCAGATGGTTTAGTGAAGAATCTTTACCAGATGAATGGATTAACATGGACCACAAAGAAGAAGGACTATGATAGATCGAAAGCAAGAACGCTCCGATAAGTTTAATAGAAAGAAAAAATTTAAACAAAAGGGAGCAACACCGCCTAAACGAAAATCACCCCAAAAATATTTAAAGGAACAGTAATGGACTTATATCAACAATACATACACAAATCACGATACGCTAGGTACTTGCCAAACGAACAGCGTCGTGAGACTTGGGAAGAAACAATTGATCGTTACCTGAACTTCTGGATAGATAAGCAAAAAATAACACTGGAAGAAGCTAACGACATGTTCAAGGACATTCATGATTTAGATGTTATGCCCAGCATGAGAGCTTTGATGACAGCAGGAGAAGCCCTAGACCGTGATAATGTAGCTGGGTTTAACTGTAGCTATATGCCTATCGACCATCCAAAAGCTTTTGATGAGATGATGTACGTCCTTATGTGCGGTACAGGCGTAGGCTTTAGCGTTGAACGACAATACATATCTAAATTACCGGAGGTAGCAGAAGAATTTCATGAAACCGATACAATTATACACGTCGCTGACAGCAAAATTGGATGGGCTAAAGCATATCGAGAACTTGTTAGCCTGTTGTATTCGGGTCAACTTCCAAAGTGGGACGTATCTGGAGTACGACCTGCGGGGGCAGCCCTTAAAACCTTTGGAGGTAGAGCGTCTGGTGCGGAACCTCTTGTTGACCTCTTTAAATTTACCACAGAGGTCTTTAGGGAGGCTGCTGGACGTAAGCTTTCCTCCATCGAGTGTCACGATATCTGCTGTAAGATTGCACAAATCGTTGTCGTCGGAGGAGTTAGGCGAAGTGCTCTCATCAGTCTCAGTAATCTCACTGACGACAGAATCCGACGATGCAAGTCAGGACAGTGGTGGCAAGATAACCCACAACGAGGACTAGCAAACAACAGTGCATGCTATACAGAAAAACCAGATTTTGAGGCATTTTTAAATGAGTGGAAAAGTTTATACGAGTCAAGGTCTGGGGAACGAGGAATGTTCTCTAGGGTTGCAAGTCAAAAGCAAGCTGCAAAAAATGAGCGACGAGATGCTACCTATGACTTTGGAACTAATCCATGCTCCGAAATTATCCTTCGACCCTACCAGTTCTGCAACTTATCAGAAGTTGTTGTCCGGTCAACCGATACGCTGTCGTGCCTCAAACGGAAAGTACGTGTTGCAACTATCCTTGGAACTTTACAGGCTACCCTTACAGACTTTAGGTACTTAAGAAAGATTTGGAAAAACAATACCGAAGAAGAAGCACTGCTTGGCGTTAGTCTTACGGGTATTATGGATCACCCTACGCTGTCAGGAAGGAGGGATAAAGGTGTACTCAAGACATGGCTTACTGAGTTACGCGAAGAAGCAGTTAAAACAAATGCTGAATGGGCTAAAAAACTGGGTATTAATACCTCTACTGCTATTACTGCCGTTAAGCCTAGCGGCACTGTTAGTCAGCTTGTTGATAGTGCGAGTGGAATCCACCCTCGATATTCATCTCAATACATTAGACGTGTACGAGCAGACGCTAGAGACCCTTTATGCACCGTACTTGAAGCCTCTGGAATCCCAGTAGAAGACGATGTAATGTCGCCCACTACCAAGGTATTCTCTTTCCCCATAAAGTCTCCTGACGGGGCTGTGACAGCCTCTGAGATGGGTGCTATGGAGCAGTTAGAACTATGGGAGATATATCAAGATTACTGGTGCGAACATAAACCATCAATGACTTGTTATTATCGTGATGATGAGTTCCTTGAGGTGGGCCAATGGCTGTACAATAAGTTCGATAAGATCAGTGGTATTAGTTTTCTACCCTACTCAGAGCATACCTACCAACAAGCCCCCTACGAGCCTATTGACTTAGAGACTTATAATACATTAAAATCAGAGTTTCCAGACAGTATGGATTGGAACATATCAGAAAGCAGCGACATGACAGAAGGTTCACAAACCTTAGCGTGTACTGGAAATAACTGTGAGATATAAGGAGGTATCGTGTTAAGCCCACAACAGATAATGAAAACAATGAGAGAATATTACGAAGCAGATGTACGAAAACACGCGATGGCTGTAGAGGTTATTATTAGTAACCCTATGGCCTTCCACGATCATGATGCTTTCTATGAAGCAATAGAATCGCAGCTAAAACTTTTAATGGAGTCTAAGGATTATCTTGAGGGGTTAGACATCGTTAGAATTGAGATGGAAACTCGTGATGTCTGAGGGTAATCTAATTGGTTTTAGAATATTTTTTGATTCGACAGGAAACTTAATGACTGAGTTTAATCAGGTTCCTATGAAGGAAGTATCTAAAATATTTAAAGAGCCTGAAGAACATAAGATTGTTACTACTGTTCTTGATCAGGCTCTAAACTGCTTCCAAGGATTACATGAAAAAATAGAAAAGGAGCTAGACGCACTAAATACTAAGACTTTTTAGAACGATATCTTCGCGTCTTCTGGGCAATCTTCTTTGGCTGTTTGCTATGTTGTTTGCCCTTTTTAGCATCTTCGCGTTTTTTTCTAGTGGTAGCAGCATACTCTTTAGCTGATAAAGACTTGACAGCCTTTTCAGGAAGATAGCGCTCGCCAGTTTCGCTAGACTTTTTACCTGACTTAGTGCGCCACTTTTGTTTTGTCCAAGCCTTAAGAGACTTTTGAGGCTTTTTGAGAGCCATTACTTGTAACCTCCACCTGCAGCCTTATACTCTTTAGCAAGCATTTGAGCTTTTCGCGCTGA